GTTCGACGACGTCGCTAGCGCGGTACCCTTTGGAATATACACAGGATCGGCTAACTTTAAAAGTGGCGCTGTAGATCAGGTAGCATATACCTATAAGAAACTTGGTGGCGATGTTGTTGACATCGAACTCACCACTTCCAATGTATATGCAGCGTATGAAGAAGCGGTATTAGAGTATTCATACATTATTAATCTACACCAAGGTAAGAATGTGCTATCGACGGCCCTGGGTAACACCACGGGAACGTTCAATCATGATGGCACTATTTTAACTGGCCCCGTAAGCGGTAATTTGCGCTATCCACGATTTCAGGCATCTTACGCTAAAAAAGTTGGAGATTCGATGGCTGCAATGGGTGGTTATGGCGGCACTATACCACAATATTCAGCGTCGTTTACTCCTACGCCGAAAAAACAAGATTACGATTTGCAAGAAATAATTGAAACTGCCTCTTCGACCGGTCTTGACGACCAAGGTAACGAGGTTCCCTTCTCTGGAAAGGTCGATGGCAAGAGAGTTATTATAACAAAGGTTTTCTATAGGTCTCCACGCGCAATGTGGCGGTTTTTTGGATACTATGGAGGAATCGGTGTTGTTGGTAACATGTCAACCTATGGACAATACTCAGACGACTCTACTTTTGAAATGATTCCAACCTGGCAAAACAAAATGCAGGCGGTTATGTACGAAGACAGTCTCTACACAAGAACTTCGCACTATTCTTATGAGTTGATCGATAATAAGCTTCGAGTATACCCGGAGCCAGGCCACTTCGACTTCACTTCTATCGAAAGCATGTGGGTTCGCTTTTACGTGGAAGATTTAGACACGTTTACCTCAAATTCGGAATATAGAGACGGAGTAGAGGGCGTCAACAATATGAACACATTGCCTTTCGATAATATACCGTATGGCAATATCAATGCGATTGGTAAGCAGTGGATTAGAAAATACTGCTTAGCATTGTGCAAAGAAATGCTTGGGCAGATTCGAGGAAAGTTTACCACCATTCCGATTCCGGGAGAAAGCGTAACCCTCAATCACAGCGAATTGCTTTCACAAGCCAAAGATGAACAACAGCAACTTAAAGACAAACTAATGGAGATGCTCAAAGAGACTGAATACAAAGAGCTTGTCAAATACGATTCTGAAACTGCAGACGCAACACAAAATCTATTCAAAAACTCTCCTCTACCGATTTTTGTGGGGTGATATAGATGTCAGACGAATGGGAAAGACCAGCAGCACCACCACCTCCCCTCTTTTTGGGCAAAAAAGAGCGAGACTTAGTAAAACAAGTTAATGATGAGCTTATCGAGAAGGTCATTGGCCAACAAATACTCTACTATCCAGTTGATCTTGAGGCTACCAACTTTCATGACCTGTACGGCGAGGCAATTGCAAAGACCTATCTGCCGCCGGTACGTATATACGCTTTAATCGACTTTAACGAAGAAGCAACGTCATATTTGCCTAATGTTGGTGTTGACTCCGATTCTACAATAACAGTACTTTTCCATAAAAGAAGATTAACTGAAGATCAGGACCTTTATGTCCGCGAGGGCGATTTTATTCTTTACGGTAAAATCTATTACGAGATAGTTAAGTTGTCTGAGCCGAGGAAACTTTTCGGCCAAGTAGACCACAGTTTTGAGATAGCCGGCACATGCCGACGAGCAAGAAGAGGATTATTCGATGCTACCTGATGATTTTGATTTCGCACAGCTACCCCCCGGGGCAACCAGCACCACCTTAGAAGAGGTAGGAATGTTGTCTTCGACAATCGAGACAATAGATTATGCGATTACTTCATGGATCAAGGAAGACCTTGATCTAAGCGCACGAACAAATCACGGATACACCGAAGTTCCGGTTTTTTGGCAGACTCCCGAAAGGGCATATCAGATAAAGAGCCGCAAAGAGCTTAGAGATGCAGATGGCTCTCTAATCTTGCCTATTGTCAGCATTGAACGAGTTAACATTGTCAAAGATCCATCTCGCAAAGGCAGCTTCCAGGCGCACACCTTTTCAAAAAACCACAATGGGCGCGCCGGCCGCATGGTTATTGCAAGAAAGATAAAACAAGACAAAACAAGAAATTTTGCAGTTGCGACAGGGACGAGAACAAATAATGGAGGAAAACTTCAAAACTATTTTCCGAGAATCAACAAACAGGTTGTAATCCAGACTCTCTCTATCCCAATACCCGTATATGTCAATGTAGAATACAAAATTGTCATCAAGACTGAATATCAGGAACAGATGAATAGCCTTATTCAGCCATTTATGACACGCACTGGTCAGATTAACTCTTTCTTGTTAAGAAGAAACGGTCACATCTATGAAGCATTCCTTGACCAAGACTTTGCGCATAATAACAACATGTCGGACCTATCGGAAGACTTGCGAATGTTCGAAACGTCAATTAATTTACGTGTTTTGGGTTATCTTATTGGAGAAGGCGAGAATGATGATCGGCCAATAGTGACTGTAGAAGAAAGTGTGGTAGAAGTTACTTTCCCTAGAGAATCCGCTGTAATTCCTGGGGAGCCCTCGTTTTTAGAGGACTAATTCAGGAACTAACACTTATTTTCTACATTGTCTTCATCCTTTTGAAATCCAAAATACTATTTAGGTAATGATTGTGATGTCTTTTAGACAATTAATAAAACGAGGATTGCGAAATCATGTCAGTAAAGAAATTTAAGTTTGTTTCCCCCGGAGTTTTTATCAACGAGATTGATAACTCCTTTATACCCAGAACCCCCGATACTATCGGACCGGTTATTATCGGCCGAGCGCCAAAAGGCTTGGCGATGCAGCCAGTTAAGGCTGAAGCCTATTCCGACTTTGTAGCTATGTTCGGTGAAACAGTCCCCGGTGGAGCCGGTGGAGATGTTTACCGTAACGGGCTCTCAACCCAGTCCCCCATCTATGGTCTCTATGGCGCCAAGGCGTTCTTAGCACCCGGCGTGGCCCCCGCCACATATATCCGTACACTTGGTCACCAGCATCCTAATGCTGACGATGTTACTACTCCGCACTTCGGAGAGCAGGCCGGCTGGAGAACAGAACTACTGTTAGACAACACCCATGGTGGTGGAGCATTTGGTTTGTATGTTATACCTTCAGCGAGCTATAACGCTAGCGCATCAATGGCCACAGCAACCGGCCCAACGGGCAGTTTAGCTGCAGTTTGGTATCTGGAAGCAGGACTAATGGCCCTTTCAGGAACTCTTATCGGTTCTGGCGCCGCGGCTGATGGCCGCCAAAACGCTGAAGGCGTCGGTGCAGTGATTCTTTCTGATGCTAACGGTGTCTTTAAGGCTGCTCACACCGCAGGTGATGGCACCAAGACACTCTTTGACTTCAGTCTCGACGACAACAGCAACAAGTTCATCCGTAAGGTGTTCAACACTAATCCTCAACTATATGTTTCGGGTAACTTCTACCCAACATCTGCAGAGAAAGATTACTGGCTTGGTGAGTCCTATGAACAAGAGACTCGCGACTTTCTAAACGACAAGGGTACCGACGCAGCGTCTCCCCTTGCTGGCGTTATCGTGGCACTTCACCTGTCTGGTTCCAAAACCACTTCTCCTGGAAATATGACCGGTGTATCGGCCAATGAAGCGAAAGCCGGCTGGTTCGTCGCACAAGACACAGGCCTCTATGATGAGTTCAGCATCCAACGCGATGCAACTAAGCTGTTCCGATTAATCGGCCGCGGCCATGGCGCATGGTTGAGCGATAACGTTAAAATTTCGATCTCCAACATTCGCCAGTCCAACACTAGCACAACCGACTACGGAACATTCTCGGTGTTAATCCGTCGTATCGATGATTCAGACAATGCTGTTCAGGTTCTTGAAAGATTCGACGAATGCAGCCTTGATCCTACTTCTCCTAACTTCCTTTCACGGAAAGTTGGAGATCAATATCAAGTATGGGACGAAACGGAAAAACGCCTTAAATTATATGGTGAATACCCTAACCAATCCAAGTATGTATATGTCGACATGAATGGCGATATCGAAGCCGGCGCATCCGGCATGGAAACATTGCTTCCATTCGGTTACTACGGCCCACCAAAATACAAAGACGCTAACAAAATCATTATCAGCGCTACTGGCAGCATAATCCCCACGGCCACTAACAACTCGGGCGAAAGACGTTTGGGTCCTGCCGATCATAACATCTTTGTGACCCTGGCGACGGGATCTTCTCTTGGTGGCACCGGTGAGACTCTTGCTTGGGGAGGCCCCAACGGCACATTCTGCCTCAGCGGCGGCCTAGGCGTCGGCACCATAACTGCCACGAACGCCGATGACTCTCCGGACATACAAATGGACCTAGTCATGCCTAGCGTTAGCCTTAGGCTCTCTGCTTCCGATGGCGGAATCAGCGACCCCTCAAAGGCATACTTTGGATTCTCTCCAACGCGCGGCTCTGGCTCTAACCGCTTTGATCCGAGCACTCCAGGCGTACAACGCCTGCTTTCGGCACAAAGCGCCCTTCAGTCAGATCCTTCTACTGGCGGAATTACTGGAATCGACGGTTTCTCGTATATCTTCTCTCTTGACAACTTGGTGAGTCCTGATAGTAGTAACAACATGTTCTACAGATCAGGATCCCGCGGCGCTGGAACTTCGTACTCCGCAGTTAACGGCTACAAGGCCCTGCTTGACCTCGGATACAACAGCTTCACTGCACCATTGTTCGGTGGATTCGATGGATTCGACATCAAGCTTCCCGATCCACTCTATAACAATGGTATGCGTGCCTCAGCAACAGAGCGTAACAGTGCTGCTTACTACACGCTTAAGCGCGCAATCGACACAGTTGGCGATCCAGAATCAGTGGATATGAACCTGATGGCTGCACCGGGCTTAACAAACACATCGCTTACACAGCATATGATTAGTGTATGTGAAGACCGCGCAGACGCGATGGCTCTTATCGACCTTCCAAGTGTATATCTTCCAACCGCGGAAGCATACTACGCTGATAAGGCTAGTCGAATTGGAACAACCCCACAGGGTGCTGCAACATCTTTGAAGGATCGAAGAATCGACTCTTCATACGGTGCAACATTCTACCCATGGGTCCAGACTCGTGATGAGAATACGGGCGCCGCAGTATGGCTTCCACCATCCGCAGCAATGCTTGGTGTGTTGGCCAGTTCTGAGCGTAAAGCACAACTTTGGTTTGCACCAGCCGGCTTCAACCGCGGTGGTCTCTCAGAAGGTGCTGCTGGTATCCCAATCAGCGCAGTAACAGAAAAACTTACATCGAAAGAGCGCGACCTTCTTTACGAAGCGTCTATCAACCCAATCGCCTCGTTCCCATCAACCGGAATCGTGGTGTTCGGACAGAAGACACTTCAAGAGCGTCAGTCCGCACTTGATAGAATTAACGTAAGACGACTTGTCATCTACTTGAAGAAGCAGATTTCAGTAATCTCTACCAAGATTCTTTTCGAACAGAATGTACAGACTACTTGGAACCGCTTCACAGGTCTTGTTGAGCCCTTCCTTGCAAATGTTAAGAGTAACTTCGGTATCTCTGACTACAAGTTGATTCTTGATGAGTCAACAACCACCCCCGATCTAGTAGATCAAAACATCATGTATGCGAAAATCATGGTGAAGCCAGCGCGCTCAATCGAATATATTGCGATTGACTTCGTTATTGCTTCAACCGGCGCATCATTTGATGATTAAAAAAAAACTAAACACTATTTAAAAAAGAACACAGGAGTACTTTAAAATGGCACCATTTTGGTCAGACAACTTTGCCGAGAGCACACAACTAAAAGATCCTAAACGTCAGTTTAGATTCAAAGTCGAATTTACGGGCATTAGTGCCCCCCAGGGCGGAGCACTTATGTGGTACGCCAAAACAGTGAACAAACCTTCGTTTACTATCAACACAGCAGAACATCAGTATCTGAATCACACTTTCTACTACCCTGGCGCTGTGACTTGGAATCCAATCACTGTAACGTTGGTTGATCCACGTGATCCTGACATGACCGCAACTCTTTCGGACATCGTCAACCTTTCTGGCTATACTCCTCCATCTAACCCCAACTCCCTTGGCTCTATGTCCAAGTCGAGAGCAGCCGGCGCCCTCGGTGCTGTCTATATCTCACAGATTGACGGTGATGGCAACGAGATTGAGAAATGGACTCTTTGGAATGCATTCATCTCAGATGTGAAGTACGGCGATCTCGCTTACGGAACAGATGACTTGGTTGAGCTTTCCTTAGAACTTCGTTATGACTGGGCCCGCTTGCAGACCATGGGTGGTCCATCACGCGCCACCGGCGGTAACGAAAGCCAAACTTTCTTCCAATCGTAGTACAAAACGCACTCAAACGTGCTATAATATTTCTATTGCAATAACTTAAAGAGGTGTATATTGTCAAGAAACAGTGATAGAGTGGGGGGCCCTCAAAATATGGATGCGGCCCCTTCACCACAATTAACCCAAAACACGGAATCAAATGATTTTTCATTCATTGTTCCAACTGAATTTGTGGACTTGCCCTCGGCTGGCGTCCACTATCATGCGGCTCACCCTTTGCATCAAAAAGATGTAATCGAAATTAAGCAAATGACCGCAAAAGAAGAAGATATGCTTACTTCACGAACTCTCCTAAAGAAGGGTGTCGCGATTGATCGCGTGCTTTCTAGTTTAATCGTGAATAAGGCAATTAATCCGGATTCTATTCTTGTGGGAGACAGAAACGCAATTATTATTGCGGCCAGAATCTCCGCTTATGGTAATGAGTACAATACCAAGGTTACATGTCCAGCATGCGGTACAGCACAAGAGTATGGTTTTGATCTCAACAAGGCAAACGTCTATAACGGCGAAAATGCCGCGGCATACGTTACAGCCAATAACAACGATGGCACGTTTGTCACCAAGCTTCCTAAAACAGGCTTGGACGTCACCTTTAAGTTGCTCAATGGCACCGACGAGAAAAGGCTTATTGACGGTATCGAACATGATCGCAAGAGTAAGAACGAGCTAGAGCGTAACATAACACGCCAGTTAGTCAACATGATTATCGGAGTCAACGGCAACACGACCCCGCAGGCAATCAACTACCTTGTTGAAAACATCCCCTC